TCATGCGCGTGCCCCTGCGGCAAGCGTCGGCAGATACATCACGACGATCCCGATGACGACGATCACGATGCCAAGCCAGCGCTGCAGGCTGACCGTCTCGCCGAAGAGGAGCATCGCGCCGATTGTCGCGCCGACGATGCCAAGGCCCGCCCAGGTCGGGTAGGTCAGGCTGAGGGGAAGGCGCGTGGTGATCTGAGCCAGAAGAAAGAGCGATGCGCCGAACCCCGCCAGGGCGGCGGCCCCCGGCAACAGGCGCGAGAATCCCTCGGACGCCTTGAGCGCCAGCGAAGCCCCGACCTCCAGTCCGATGGCAAGAAGCAAGAGAAGATACGGCATGTGTGGTCTCCATTTAAAACCGTCTGCACGGTATTTAATGATGCCAATCTTTGAGTCAAGGGGTCGGGCGAATGCGGCGATGGCGTCGCATCGTACTTGACCTCGCCGCTGAACAATGAAGTGGCTGCAATCTTAAGGAAGGCCGATCAGCGGAACGCTTCAGAAGTCCGTCTCGAGGTAGACCCCGGCGCAGTCGAAGGCGACCGCGGCGGCTGTCGCGCCGGTGTTCAGGAACAGCCGTGGTGACAGGAACTGCGTCGCGGCGAGCAGATCGGCGGTGACCTCCTGTTCGAAGACCGCGCCCGAAACCTCGTCGACGACGCGCACCCAGACAGATGACCCATTCGGCGGGGCGGCAATGAACAGCGTCAGCACGCCGCCCGTGGCGATGGCGAACGACGCGCCCATGTCAGTCAGGGTCGGTGCGCCGGTGCCATCGTTCGCGACCAGCTGCCAACGGGTGTGCGTCCCGCGCTGGAATCCGATGCCGATGCAGTTGATGGCGGCGGCCAGCGTCAGGGTGGTGGCCAGCGCAGCGGTCGATCCGTAGAGGCCGAAGAAACCCATGCCGGTTGCCTGCAGTGTCGTCAGCGAAAGCCGGGTGACGAAGGTCCAGCCGCCGAGGCCCGCCGCGTTCCCGCGCCAGCAGGCCCAGCCTGCGGATCGCTGGTCGGCGACCGAGTCCACGACGGCCGCCGAGGTCAGGCGCCAGCGCCGCATCGAGGCGGCCAGGTTCGTCGCGGCCAGCGTCGGGTGCGACACGGTGCCGACCGAGGTGATCGGCATCCCTTCGGTGGTGATCGTCGTCGTGACCGAAGGTGACCACGTGGCGATCCGGTTCACCCCGAAATGCGGCTGCAAAGGGAAATCCCGTCCCGAGGGACGCATGACGTCGATCCATGGCGCCCCGGCACGGCTGCGCGCATAGACGGCGGCCTTCCCTGCGGGCGGCGGGGTCGGCGCGGCGCTGAGGCCGGGCAGGACCGTCGGCTGCGGCAGTTCCACCTGGCCGTTGGTCCGGTCGATGCGCAGCGCGTCATAGAAGGCCGAGCCGTCCGGGCTGACCTTGAAGCTGAAGTCGTCGTTGCCGAGGAGCCCGATCAGCGCTCGGGCGGAGAAGCCGGTCTTGAAGGCGAAGGTGGCGTCGTTCGCCGGTGCCGCCTTGTTCACCGTCGCTTCGATCCCGGCGCCTGCGTTGTTCAGCAGCACAGCAGGCGTGTTGACCGAAACCCGGTTGTAACTGTCCGCTGTGGCCCCGCCGAGGCCCAAAAGCTGCGCGGTCAGATTCGCCTGCGGCATGCCAACTTGTGTGACAGCATTGGCGAAGGTTACCGTCGGCGTATTGATGACGGTCGTGCCGCCCGCACCGGCGCTGGCCGAGCCGATGTTCACGACCGTAGTCGATCCGGACGCACCGCCGGTACCGAGGTTCAATGTCTTCGTGACGCCGGTCGTCGTGGCCCCGGTGCCCACCCCATAGGTGGCGGTCGTCGTCGCCGTGCCGATGCTGGCGCTGGCCGCAGACACCGTCACTGTCCCGGACGCCGTCAGCGTTCCCGAAAACGTCTTGTTACCGGTGAAGGTCTGCGTGCCAGCGAGGATCGCCAGTTCGGACGAGGTGTTCGGCAGCGTGAAACTCCGCGTCGTCCCGGCGCTGATGCCTGCCAGCAAGAAGGTCGCTTTCTTTGTCGGGTCCGCGTCGTTTACGAGGCTGAAGACGGCATCCGACACATCGCGCGGCTCGCCCACGACCTCCCAGGCCGCACCGGTCCAGACGAGGAATAGCCCCTCGGCCGCGACCCAGACCAGCCAGCCGGTGCGCGGCACCAGCCTGATCCACGCGCCATCGATCCAGAAGGCGATGTTCAGATCCCACCCGGCCCAGAGGCCGGTGGCGCCCGAGGCCACAAGGTGCCGGTTGCCGTCCGCGGGGCTGGCCGGGGGCGCGGTGCGCGTGCGGTCGAGGACAGAGAACTGCACCATGGCATCGAGCAGGCGCAGCGCCTCGTTGTGGGTGACATGCTTCTGCGCCTGGGCGGCCAGGAGGTAAGGCAAGCCCAGATGGGTCGTGGTGTCGGACATGGGAAATCCCGTCAGAACTGGAGGGTCACGGCCGCAGGCGTGCCACGGCCGAGGCGGTTCGAAAGCTGGTAGATGCGGATCGCCAGCGTTTGGCCGGGGCCGAGCGGTGCGCCCCAATCGGCTGTCTGCTGGGCGGCGGTGTAGAGTACGGATGTCGTGCTGCTGGTCAGTGTGCGCTTGATCGATGCCCCGTCGAGGATCTGGACGTCATAGCTTTCCAGGTCTTCGGCCAGCGGCACTTCGACCTGTTCCCAGGCATCCGCGACCAGCGCCCGCGATCGCCGCGTCCAGCGGATCGTCAGATCGCCCGAGCTACGAGCCGTTCGCCATGGCTGCTCGACATGGACCGTGGCGAAGGGAACAAGCCCCCGGCCAGTGGGGGTTAAGCCCAGCGCGGCATAGCTCGCGTCACTGACCGCCCGGGCGGCCGGGCCGACACGCCAGTTCCACGGCAGTCCGAGATCGGCCTCCGCGATGGGTAGCGAGGCCAGCGTCGTGTCAAGCACCACGACCCGCGCGCCAGCCGGTGCCGGGTTGCCGATGGCATGTTCCGTCCCGCGCTGGCCGCGCAAGAGGCGGGTCAGTCGGTAGCGGCCAGCGGCGATCAGTTCGGCTTGGCCAGCCTGGACGATCTCCCAGACCCCGACCTCCATCTCCACGGCCAGCGCATTCGCCCCGCCGAACAGGGCAACGTCGGTCACACTCTCCAGCGTTCCCGACAGGAGATCGACGACCAGCGCGTTGCCCAGATCGAAGCGGGAGGTAGGGCCCGGAAAGAAGTCGAAAGCCAAGGTGCCGATCCGCGCCCGACTGCCGAAGGTGGTGAGCAGATTGAACCCATCCGTCGAGGCGCTGCGGAAGACCGCGATCTCGCCCGGCCAGGGGCTGGCATGGGCTGCAATCAGGGGGCGATGGGCGGGCTGATCCTCGGTGATCTGCGGAAGGTCCAGCATCACCACCTCGGGCGTGCCGAAGACGACGGGGCTGGAGAGCGAGGCGGGACGTGGATCACCGGGCGGGAGATCATAGGCGGCCCGGTCCTGGCGGACAGCCTCGATCCCGCGCGCCTCGGCATCTGCGACCGAGACGAGACGGAATTCCACCTCGCGTCCGTCATGGGCGAGCCGGATCACGTCGGCTGGGTCCAGCGCCAACCGCGAGGGCGGCAGGCGGAAGGTTGCGCTTTCCCGGCCGATCCAGGCTTCCATCAGCGCGCGGCGGCAGCGGCGTTCGGCCTCCTCGGGCGGGATTGCCATGGGGAAGGATTCGGAGGCGATGCGCGTGGTATCGACGGTGATGCGGCGTGCCTCGACGAGCGCCGCATCGTAATCTTCGTCGGCGCGTGCGACCTGCCACTTCAGCGCCTGCGGCAGTTCAGTCTCCTGGCCACGGGTCAGCTCGAATGCCTCGCCTTCACGGCTTGCGACCAGATCGTCGATGGCCAGTGTGGCGACCGAGGCGCGGCCGCGCATCACGAAGCGGATCACGCCTTCGGTCTCGATGGCATCGAACCCGAAATGTCGGGCCAGCGTGGAAATCGACGCGCGGGGGCTTTCCAGCGCCCCGATGACATAGCCCTCGACCGCGCCCCAGAGGCCAGAGACGTCGATCAACGCCTCATCGAGCCCAGCGCGCAAGCAGAGGTGGCGCACAAGGGCCGCCAGCGACACCGCGCCCAGCCGCCCGGTCAGCCAGTGGCCAAGCCGCCAGTTCGGCCCGTCCGTCCAGACGCCGGTGAGTTCCGGAAAGAACGGATAGGGTCGCGCGTCCCAGGTCCAGGCAGCGCATTCGGGGACATGGACCATCCGGCCGCCGTAGACGGATGAGGTCGGGTTGTTCGCGCCCTGACCCCACCAGAGATAGCTGGCCTCGAGATAGGCGCGCTGGATCGCGTCATCCCGCCAGCCGCGCGAGAAGTAGGGCGTGAAGCTCTCCGACGACTTCGGGTCGAAGAAGACGTTTGGCTGGTTCGTGCCCCGGTCGATGGCGGGACAGCCGAGTTCCGTGAACCAAACGGGCTTCGACTGCGGCACCCATGCGGTGGACGTTCCACTCTCCACCCCGCCCGGCCGGTTGAAATGCGGGTTCGACCACCAGGCGCGCAGATCCTTGTAGCGGAAGACCCATGGCTTGCCTGCAGCGCCATCCGTGATCGGCGTCCGGATCTGGGCCGACCGGTCGGCCGCGCTGGCATAGAACCAGTCGAAGCCTTCACCACCCGCGATGTTCGCCTGCAGGTAGCCGCGATCATGGATCGCGGGCCAACCTTGCAGGGCGTCGGCATGGTCGAACCCGTCGCGCCAATCCGAGAGCGGCATGTAGTTGTCGATGCCGATGAAATCGATGTTGGCATCCGACCAGAGCGGGTCGAGGTGGAAGAACACGTCGCCACTGCCGTCGCCCGGCTGGTGGCCAAAATACTCCGACCAGTCGGAGGCGTAGCCCACCTTGGTGCCCGGCCCGAGGATCGTCTTCACGGCCGCTGCCAGCGCCTTGAAAGCCGTCACGGCCGGATAGGCGCTGGCGCTAGAGCGGATCGTCGTCAGGCCCCGCATCTCGGTGCCGATGAGGAAGGCATCGACACCGCCCGCGACCGCGCAGAGATGCGCGTAGTGCAGGATCATCCGGCGCAGGCCCCAATCGCCGGATGGGCCGATCCAGTTGACCGCGTCGCCAGAGATCGCGAACTGCGCCGGGGTGGCCGCACCGAAGAAGCTGGAGACCTGCGTTGCGGCGGCGGCGGTCTTGTCGGCCGTCCCGGCATAGCCTGCCGCTGGGGAACAGGTGATCCGGCCGCGCCAGGGGAAGCTGGGCTGGCCGGGCGTGGCGGCGTTGGCGCTGTAGGGGTTCGGCAGGGTATTGCCGGGCGGGACGTCCATCAGCATGAAGGGATAGAAGGTCACCCGCAGCCCGCGCGCCTTCATCTCGCGGATCGCCTGCACCACCGCGAAATCGGCAGGCGTGCCGCCATAGACTGGCCGGTCTTCAGCATCGCGGCTGACCAGATGCGCATTCGCCCGTGCCACGCCATTCACGGACCAGACCTTCGGGCTGGTAACCTTTGCCGCCACTTCGACGCCGGGCTTGATCGTGCAGTTCCCCGCGCGCAGGTCATCGCCGAACCAGGCGACGACCAGGCTGACGCTCTCCACAGCCGGGGCCATGGCTTGCAGGCGGTCCAGCGCCACGACGATGTCGGCCTCGTCGGGCAGCGCGTTGAGGTTCTCGGCCGAGGTCGTGCCGCCGGTGGTCTGGCCGAACACCGTGGTCGTGGCGCCCACCGTCTTGCGGACAGCCTCGGTCGCATAGGTGAACTCGCCTGAGGCGGGGATCATCGTCACCGCCGTCACGAGCCCCTCGGCCGTGTCAGGGTCGGCAAGTGGCCGAAAGACCTCGAACGAAAGCTGCGGCAGGCGGTTGCCGTAGCTCGCAAGCGGCAGTTCCTCGAAGACGACATAGGCCGTGCCGCGATAGGCCGGGGTGTTGGCCGCCCCCATCTTGGCCGCAATGAAGGGATCGGCCCCTTGGGTCTCGTTCCCAGGATACCAGCGCATGGGTAGATCGCCGGTCATGTCGAGCGGCTTGCCATCGGCCCAGATGCGGCCGATGCCGGTGATCGGGCCTTCACACAAGGCGACTGCAAAGCTGGCGTAGTACAGATACTCGGTCGTCTGGACCCTGCCACCGCCACCGCCCTTGCCGCCGCCTTGCGTGGTGGTCTTGGTCTCCTCGCGGAAATCGGTCGCCCAGATGATATTGCCGCCGATCCGCATGCGGCCGTAGAGGCGCGGGATGATCGCCCCCTCGGTCGCGGACGTGATCCGCAAGCTGTCGAGGCGCTGGCCCTCGATCTTCTGCGCGGGCGCCAGCGAGGACACGATCCAGCTGTCCACCACCGAACCGATGGTCGAGCCGATGAAGCCACCGATGGCAGCGCCAGAAAAGCCGAGGATCGCGCCGCCAAAAGCCCCGCCGATGGCGGAGCCGACAGCGCCGAGGACAAGGGTGGCCATGTGGAAAACTCAGCGTGCAGGGAACAGAAAGGCGAAAGCGATGCGGCGTCGCCATGCGGGCGTCAGCGGTTCCTCGATCACGCCCAGCCGCTCATAGGCGTGTAGGAAGGTGTCGGGGCCGGTCAGGATCCCGACATGCTTGGCGATGGCGCGAGGCATCATGCGGAACAGGATCAGCGCGCCAGGCGGCGCATCGGCCGGTGCGATCTCGGGCATCATCGCCCGCGCCCCATCGGCCAGAACCTCGCGCGTGCCGGTCTCGCCCCAATCGCGGCTGTAGGGCGGGATCGGGAAGGGCTCCGGGCCAACGACCTCGCGCCAGACACCGCGCGCGATGCCGAGGCAGTCGCAGCCGACCCCGCGCAGACTGGCTTGGTCGTGATAGGGCGTGCCAAGCCAGGAGCGCGCGACGGCGATGACAAGGGCGGGATTGGCAGTCATCACAACACCGCCCCCTCGTGCCCGCCGTCCTTCGTCGCGTAGCGCAGGACTGCGTCCTGACCCGGGATGTGGGGGAAACCCCGGAAGTTGGCAACATTGGCAAATTTCGTCCCGCAGGTCGCGATCCGCTTGTCGCAGCCCGCCCGGACCACGAAGGCATCCGTCGCCGTGATCGGCCGTACTGGGGCTTCCAGAAGGGTCAGGATGGCGACGCCGTCGACGAGGTCATGCGACAGCACTTCAACCCGCCGCCCGGCATTCGCGCCGGTCGACCATTCGACAAGGCCGAAGGTGAACCAGCCCGCCGCGAAGGTGCCGAGTCCGGATGCTGTGAAGGCCCGATCCCGCAGCACATCGATGACGGTTCCGCTGCCCTTGAAGGCCGGGGCCTCGAGGTTCACGCCGCAGCGCGGATCGCCCAGCGCGGCGTCGCAGCTGGCCTGGAAAGTTCGCCCGACGGTCTGCCCGAGAACATGGGCAAGGCTTCGCACCTCTGCCACGAAGGCCAACCGCCCGCGCCGGATCTGGCCGATGGCCCCGCGCCGCAAGAGCACGCGCTGCGCCGGGGCCGACCAGTTCACCCGCCAGACCTCGACCGCTGCATTATCCCATCGGCCATCGAGGATGTCGGTCTCGGTGATCCGGTCCGACGACAGCACGCCTTGCGCGTCCTGCGCATCGACCGACAGGTCCGACCCTGAGCGCACCTCGGACGCCGTCAGCCCGCTTTCCGGTTCGAACTCGGTGCCGTCGAAGGTGAGCTTCAGGTCGTGGTCGGTGAAACCGAAGGTCACGCCATCGGCACGGGTGATGCGCCAGCACCACGCGAGCGTCGTCGTGCCTTCGTCCAGATGCGCCTGCAGCGCGGGCGGTAGCGACTTCACTTCCGCCCCCAGCCGCGCCAGAGCGCGATCGAGGCCAGCGCCGAGGAAACGACGCCACCTGCAGCGCCGGTCAGGGCGTAGAGGTTGAAGGGCCTCAGGTCGAAGGTTCCGGTCGCCAGGTCGAAATCCGCGAGCCCCGCCATGGCGAGGCCGGAAGCGACGAGACAGGCGAGATAGACGAGGCCGCGTGCGAGGGTCCAGTTCATGTCGTTTCCTTTCCGGTGAAGAAGCTGGCGAGCTGCTGCCACCAGCTGGGCGTGGTGGCGGGTTGGGCGGGTGGCGGCATCAGCGTGCCGGTCGGGCGCAGCAAGGCGAGCGCCTCGGCCTCGCTGAGCCGCCGGATCGGCCGCGAGAAATCCACCCTGCCGTTGCGGTCGACCGGCCAGACCGGGATGGTGCCGGTCGGATAGATACCTTTCGCGAAGAGATCGCGCTCCGCCTCGCGGCGGGACCGGATGGCGGCGGGCTTGAGCCAGCCCATGAAGGCCGCTGCGGCTGCTGCGCGGTTCCCCGCATTCAGGTGCCGCGTCAGCGCGGCCTTGGCGATGCCGCCGGTGTTGTAGTGGAAGCTGACCAGCGCATCGAATTCGTGGGGTTCCAGCGGCACCTTCACGGCGCGCAGCACGTCGGCTTCGTAAGCCGCGAGGTCGGCGCGAAAGAGCCGGAATGCCTCGCGGATCCCGGCTTGCGTGTCGGCGGGCATGCCGCGCTGCATTCGCGCCGGATTGGGCGGACCAGCAGCGGCGGTGTGGCCGATGCCGAAGGTCCAGACGTCCTTCACGTCGAGATAGGGTCCGGGCACGACGCCTTCGTGCCGGATCAAGGCAAGAAGCCCCCGGTCAGTGGTCTGCATGGCGATGGTCCTTTGGGGAAATCATGGGGCGTCGTGTCGACGTTCGAGTGCGGCGGTCAGCGCCTCGATCCGGGCGAGGATGTTGGCAATCCGCTCGTCGATGACCGCGATGCGGCGGTCGGCCTCCACCACCTGGTTGTGGTAGAGGGGCGAGGTGGAGAGCAGTTCGGCCACCCGCGCCTCGAGCGAGGTCAGGCGGGTGTTCTGCGTGCCCGCCCACCAGATCGCGGCCCCGCCCTGCGCCGACAGCGCGAGGGCAAGGCTCAGGTAAGCGGCCAGTGCGCCCATGCGCACGGTCGTGGGTTCCGACATGGGATCGGTCCTTCAGAGGCGGAGTTCGATGAGGGGGATCGAGGTGATCGAGCCCAGGCGTTCGAGGTCGAGGGTGACGTCGAGGGCGTCGGTGTCGAAGCGGACGGGGACGTCGAATTCGAAGCCCGCGGTGATGGCCACGCCCAGGGCCGGGGCGGTGGTGAAGGTGACGAGGCCGGTTGCGGTGGAGACCGACCAGCCGGAAGCCTGCGGCGTGCCGTTCAGGGCGATGGTCACGGTCCCGGCGACGGGCTTGCTGATGGCGCGCGTCCAGGACTGCGCGCCGGAGGTGTAGCGTTTGGCCAGCTGAAAGGTGTTCGTACTGCCGTTGCCGGTGCCGATGGGGTGATCGGTTGACGCCGGGGTCTGCGACGGCAGGCAGGACTTGAAATCGGCCCAGTCCTTGAAGCGGAAACCGTGGAGGCGGCCGTTGCGGGCCTCGAAGAAGGCGACGACTGCCGCCAGATCGTCGGCGCGGCGGATACCATAGGCGACGTCGTAGCGGCGGCGCGAGTTGGCCCAGCTCGCGTTGCGCTCCTCGGCACCGCTTGCCAGTTCGACGATCTGCGTGCGCCGTTCCGGGCCACCGCGCGCGCCTCGGCTGATGTTGTCCGGAAAGCGGACCTCGTGAAACGCCATGGCTGATCCTCACATGCCGCGCCGCCCCAGCGACACGGCGCGGGCGATGTCGCTGGCGACCTGTGTCCGGGACTGGCGGAAGCTCTCGGCGTCGCGGGCGTTGATCGTGACATTGACGGTCGAGACGCCCGCCTGGCCGTACCCCGCCGCCTCGCGCCGGGAGAGAACCCGCTCCCCACGTTGCAGGATCGCGGGCACCTCATCGGGCCGCAGCCCGGCCCAACCGCCGCTGTGCATGCGCGGCGCATGGGCGAAGGCCAGCGCCGGGACCATCCGGCCGGGGCCAGCGGCACCGACAATGCCGCCCGCATGCAGGATGTTGGCGAAGATCCCGCCCGCCCCACCCATGGCGCCGGAAAGGGCATTGGCGATCGGACCGAGGATGAAGCGGCGGGCCGCGAGCTTCGCCAGATCGGCGATCATCGAGGTGACCAGATCCCGGAAGTCGAGCTTGCCGGTCTTCACGAAGTCGCCGATGGCGTTCTCGGCGCTCTGGAAGGCCCCGACCAGCGCGCTGCCGACGTCCCCGCCAATGTCGCGCGCCTTCGCGGCGTAGTCGGCGAGTGCGGCGGTGACGGCTTGCCAGCCCGTGAGGGCGGTGTCCGCGCCTTCGGCTGCAGCCGCCCCCGCGTCGCGTGCAGCGCCGCCAGCACCCTCGGCGGCGGTGGCGGTGTCATTAAGCCCGGCCGTGAGGGCACCGGCAGAAGCGGCTGCATCGGCGAGTGCGGTCTCGGCTTCGGTCCCCGTGCCGGTCACCGCATCCTTCAGCGCCTGCCAGCTGGCGAGCGGCCGACCGGCGGCATCGGCTAGCATCCCGGCCGCTTCGCGGTATCCGTCGACACGGGCGCGGGCATCGTCGGCCATCGCGCCAAGCCCGAGATCGGGTGGCTCGAGATAGGTCCGCGACAGCGCAGCCGAGAAGGCATCGGCGGCGGCTGCACCGGCTGCGGTCGCGGCTCCCTCGAAGGGATTGCCGATGCGGCCCAGTTCCACCGGATCGAGGATGCCGATCCGCACCCCGCCCTCGCCGGTGGCCCATTCCGGCAACAGCGCCAGCGCCGCGTTCAGGGTCTCGATGAAGCTGTTGATGCGGGTGACGACGCCGTTCAGCATCGCCTCGACGCCGGAGATCAGCCCGTTGGCGGCCTGGAAGGCGAAATCGCCGATGGCGCCGGGCAAGCTGCCCCAGATCGCCACGGCGGCGTCATAGGCCCCCTGGAAGATCGCGGCCGTTCGGTCGCCAAAGCTGACAACGCCTGCGATCGTGCCTTCCAGCGCCGAGAGACCGGCCGCCTTCAGGCCCTCCCATCCGGCCGCCATTCGCGCCAGCGCCGCATCCAGCGACAGGCCGATGCGGGACCAGACCTCGCGGGCCAGATCGCCGAGGAGGCGAAACGCCTCGCCCACGCCGCCGACCCGAGTGATCAGCTGCGAGAACTGGTAGACCAATTCGCCCGCGCCGACGATCAGCGCGCCGATGCCGGTGCGGATCAGGGCGCCGCGCAGGAAGACCAGAGCGGTGGCGAGGCCGCGCACGGACAGAGCAGCGGCCGCCATACCAGCGACCCAGCGCCCCGCCATGACAGCGGCGAAAGTGGCGGCATAGGACGCCAGACGCCCGAGGTTGCCGATCAGCGTGTCGATAGCCGACCGCAGGATGCCACCGTCTGACGCGAGGGCGACGAAGGCATTGGCCAGTGCCTCGATGGTCGGAGCGACGGCGACGGCGATGCGGTTCCGAAGGCCGTCGAAGACCAGCGAGACTGTGCCCAGCGCAAGTTGCGTACGGCGCAAGGCTTCGAGGGCATCACTGTCCAGAACCGTCCCAAGGTCGGAGGCTTGGTCACCCAGACGGGCCATCTCGGCCCCGCCGTTGCGCAGCAGCGGCAGCAGGCGTGTGGCGTCCGAGGCCATGGCCTCCAGATAGAAGGTCATCTCCTGCTGGCTGAGCCCTGCGCGTTCCAGCGTGTCGACGTAGAGCTGCAGGGCTTCCGGCCCCGACAGACGGGCGAATTGATCGGCCGTCACACCCACGCGCGGGGCGACATTCTCGAAGAAATCCGCCATCGGTCCGCCGCCCGTCTGCAGGAAATCCCCGACCCGGTCGTTCACGTCCTTCAGGATGTCAGCCAGCTTCTCCTGCTCGATGCCCACCGTGCGTGCCCCGGCCGACCAGCGCTGCAGCGCCTCGGGCGTGGCATTGGCGACCTGCGCGAACTGCCGGATCTGGGCAGCGCTCTCGGCGGTGGATCGGACGATCAGGCCGAGCGAGGCCGTGGCAGCAGCAGCAGCGGCCCCGAGGGCAAGCCCGGCACGGCGTGCGAAAGCAGCAAGCCGGGTGTTTGCCAGTTCCATCTCGCGTGACAGACGTCCGAGGCCCTTTGCCCCGGCCTCGCCCACCCCTTCCAGTTCGGCGCGCACTTGGCGGCCGCCCACGGCGGCGAGCCGGACGGAGACGCGTTTCTCGGCCATGGGATCGGGGCTCCAGATGGGTTCAGTCGCGGTTCGCTGCGATCTGTTCGTTGACGCGGCGGACCATCACCGCCTCTAGGGCGGGCAGCAGTTCGGCGATGGCGGGCAGGGAAATGCCGAGGGCCGCGCCCAGTGCCAGCGCCGCGCCCATGTCCCAACCGATCACCGCGCTGGGGATGACGCGAATCTGGCCACCAAGGCGCTGTGCCAGGTCCCAGACCTGCGCGCCCTCTAGCGTCAGCGGCCGGTTCAGCCGTGCGGGGCAGTCGGGACAGGGTCCTGCGCAGGCCGTGCAGTAGCCTTCGCCCCCGCCGAAGGACCAGTCGGCAAGGGCGCAGAGCCGTTTTTTTCCGCGTCCAGCAACAGCGCCTTGGCAACGTAGTGGGTCTGGAACGCCTCGAAGGCAGGCCAGAGGTCGAGGAGCGCGTCGATGGCCTCGGGGCTCGGATCGATGGGATTGCCATCGGCATCGCCGATCCCTTCCCATTCGAGGATCGCACGCCGCGCCAGCGACTTCGCCATGGCAAGCGCGGCTTCCTCGGTCGCAGCCCCCTCGGACAGATCGGCAATCGCCGGATCGCCGCGCGCCGAGACCATCAGCGCGGTGGTGAGCGGGCGGAGCCGGACGCGCACGCCGGGGATGAGGTCGCACCATTGCGGCGCGTTGATGAGATCGAGGGTCAGCATGGCTTGCCTTCTCAATAGGTTGCGACAGTGTTGACGAGGACGGCGGTGCACATGCGGGCGGGGCTGACAGCCTTGGCGGCCTGCCAGTCGAAGGTCGCCTGGATGCCCTGGGGCCCGGGAATCTCGATCCGGGGGCGCGGTAGGTAGACGGCATGGGCGGTGAAGGTGAAGCTCGCGTTGGCGCCGAGGCTCCAGGCGAAGACCAGCTCGCAAGGCGTGCCGTCGATGGCCTGCGTGATCAGCGTGCTGTCGGCGAAACGCACCTCCACCCGGCCGGTAAGCGCGGCCATGCCGGGGTCGGCCCCCTCGATGCGCCCGTCCGAGCGGATGGTCTCGATCCGGTCGAGGCCGTTGGAATAGGTGACCTCGGCCGAGATGACGTTGCCGAGTGGCGAGCCGTTCCGGGTGATCGCCCCGTTGAAATGGCCGAACCGCTGCAGCGAAAGCGAGGTGGGCGTGCCCGCGGCCGTTGTGGCGGCGACGTTCTCGCCCTGCGCCACAAGCCGGGCGGTCGCGGTCAGCAGCCCCGACCGCGCCATCTGCCAAGAGAGCTGGTCGCAGACGCAGCCGGTATACATCGCATAGCGCGGCACCTCGGGCATCGCTGTCTCGACGGCGATGCTCGGCAGCGTCCAGTTGCCCGACTGGTAGGTATGCGTCTTGGGCGTCGTGCCGGTGGTCGTCGGCTGACCGAAGGCCGCCTTCAGCCAGAGGCCGAAGTTCTCGACGTCGATCGGCACGACGACATCGCCATCCGCGGTGACCGCGTCCTTGATCGGGGCCAGAGGATCGCGCCCCTGGCCCAGCAGTTCCGAGGCGATCAGCGGTTGCTCGGAGCCGAGCGTGGTGCTGGCGAAGGGCACCGTGCGATAGCCCGAGGCGGGCGCTGTGCCATAGACGGTCTCGAACGCAAGCGCCATCTGCGCCCGCGCCCCATGGGCTCGTGCCATCGTAGTCTCCTGTGGTGAAGGGGGTCAGCCGAGTGGATCGGCCGTGGAATAGTGCAGGATTACAGGGATCACGGCGGCTTTCAGGCTGGCAGCGCCTTCGACTGCCAGATCGACCGGACGCGGCGCTTCCGCCTCGACCCAGTCGCAGAGGCCGCCCAGCGTGCGGTCCGCGGCAAGCGCCGCGCCGACACTTGCGCAGAGCGTGTCGAAGGCGGCGTCACGGGCCGCACCCTGGACGACCGCCTCGATCTCGGCCCGGTGCTGGTAGTGATAGCGCAGCGGCGAGAGCGTGACCTCGGGCTCGCCCGGCTCGCCGTCGCGCAGGATCAGGAGGCCGGAGCTTGGCACGCGCTCGGGCAGAACATCACCGCGCAGGGTGGTGGCGGGCAACGCCGAGAGCCGCGCGTGCAGCGTTGCGAGGATGGTTTCGCGGGGGGTGGCCAT